TGTGGCGAATGAATTAAAGTCTTCGTACACTTCATTAATAACAACGTAAAAGTTACTCTGGTTCAACGCATACCCAACGCTTTGCGCCAAGTCATTAAACCAGCGCATAACATCTTGGTCGTCATTAAACTCAGCAAACTCACTTGTCTCTGGAATCTTAAATCCGAACCACTGAATAGCTTTGCTTGTCAAAGTCTCTGCCATAATTAAAGCAAGAGTCTTTGAAGCGTGAGGGGCAGTCGAGTCGTAATGCTTATGCCTTTGAGTACCAGAGACTCGCTGTTCGTTAGGAGCCTGCTTACCCATTCGCATAAAATCAACAACGTCTTGGTAGAAGCCATCCCAAAGAGTACGGTCTTCTTTCAGCCGCTCGTTTCTGCTAAGTAATTGCTTTGCGTTGATTGCCATTAATTGCCGCCTAGTTTCGTTTTCTTAGAAGCATCTTCCTCGCCCGACAAGCCTGCCGCTCCACCTTGATTTGTAATCAAAGAACCTCGGCCTTTCTTATTCGCAGCAAGTTTTCTCATGCGATCTTCACGCTCTGTATCTTTTTCTTCTACAGCGGGTAAAGGAGCAGGAGCAGGGGGGAGCGGTGGTAATTTTGGAGCGCTAGGCATTAGCGCCCCGTTAATCATTAACAGCAAGTCAAAATTCATATCGTTACCCTAAAGTGCGTTTTTTAATAGAAGCATTATCATCGCCGCCGCCCAAACCTTGAGCGCCGCCCCGATTTACAATTAAAGAACTTCTGCCCGCTTTTTTATTTCTCGCTTGCCGTTCCTCAGTACTTTGAGACATAGGCTCGGCCTTTGCTGCTGGCTTTGGAGCTGGCTTTGGAGCTGGAGCCGGTGCGGGTCTTGGTGGTAGTGAAGGTGCGCCCATTAAATAAAATCTCCTACGTTAGTCGCTTGCATTTGCAATGGCTCTGTTCTCTCTGGCCTGATGCTCATAGCTAATTCCATAAATGAATCCGCGCCATGACTTGCCCAGTTATGCACCGGCCTTGCCTTGAACACTTGATTCTTGTCGTCATACTCTTTGTGGTAATTCCTAAGCGATGCAATCAATCTTTCGCATTTCCTACGATCCATCCAGCAACGACTTAGCAATTGCCTTGCCTGCTCAATTGCCTCTTCCTTCTTATTTACTTTCTTGCCTGCTCGAAAGTTGATACCCAAGCTACGAGCCGTTTCCCTGCGAGTTTTGCCTGTCGTTAACTCCCGTACTTCTATGTCCCACGGGGCGTTGTGGCTATCGTAGGAATACGGCCTGCTTTTAACTTCGCTGATGAAGTGAGGCAGACCTTCGCCACTCGCTTCATAGTAGTCAATAATGCGTACCTCTTGACCATGTTGTTGAGCGAAGACCACTGACATCGAGTCATCTATTCCCAAATCCCAATATGTACTTGTTCTTAACTTTGGCTCCCAAGGCACTCTGCCGATTCGCCCGTCTGTTTCCATACGAGTCATTTCTTTTGCAAAGTAAGCTCCTGGAATCGCAGCGTGAAAAGAGCAGTAATACTCCTGCTGGATCATGGTTTCATCCATTCCTTCGCGACGCTCTTCTTCTAAATCATCTGCACTTACAACTCTTGAACCGTCTTCACCATCTGAGTCACGGCGAGTTTCCTCTACCGTAAGTTTTGAGCAAAACCACTGGTCATTATTTTGAGCCATCTCAAACAATCGATGACCGTGATTCTGACCACGCGGTGTATATACAAACAATGCTATTCCATCATTTTCCCTGATAATCGGCCTGAGAAAATCCCAAGCTTTAGGTGACATGATTGGATATTCACTAAAGAGCAAGCCGACAGGGTTTGTGCCGACTAGCCAATCCAGGCCCATGTCCGTCCCGACCAATTGATAGATACTCCCGTTAGTAAGAGTGATCTTCATATCAGTCTCGTTTTTAGATACGATCACCTCCTTTGGAAAATGATCCATCACCTTCAGACCGTCTTTATCAATTCCGTCCCATATAGCTTTGCGAGCCTGTCGGGCGGTTGGAAATAAATGGTAATACTGGCCTTTGCGTTTGAACATTTCTCTGATGAATAAGTTCAAGCCACATTTATCTTTTCCTGCGCGTCTATGCCAACAACACACGCCTCTTTTTATTCCAGCGTCAAACGCTTTAAAGAGGGGTATCTGGTATTTGCGCGGTTGGAAGTTGTAAGGTATTGTCAGTTTCGCCATTATAATTTATGACATTGATTTGAATTTGAGTACCGACATTGCCTTCTTCTTTCGGTGCTAGTTTTGACCACCAACTATAAAACTCCCTTTTGTTTCTATCGTCTTTCTTAACAAATTCAGCAAAAGCCTGCTCGCCGCCGATGCGCTCAAACGTCGTCATCAATTGCTGCCGAACACTCTGGCTCGAAGCTTTGTCTACGCATTTCTCTAATGGTTCGAGCCGCAAAGCTTTGACTTTCTCTTCTATCAGCCTTGCACCTTTCAGCATGTCGTCCATCATCACCTACCATTCTAAAAATTCTTGACCAGACTTTTTGTTTAAGCAAACGGAACATCGTGTATTGCTTAGTAACGTAATAATCTACTGCATGTTCTGAGGGGCAAGTGGTTAGAAGCGTGTTGTACTGCTCTTGCTCCCTTACTCCTCCGTGGCAATCTGGCGCTGGGTTTACTGCTATTATTGGATGTGCGAAAACCAATTCAGGAACCTTGTCGCCGTTTAGATCGTAATAAATTGTCGCGTTACCTGGCACTTCGTTAAGGTTCCAGCCAATCATGTATTTAATGGGCGGCTCTATAAACCCTGGCATCTCCATTCGCCATTGCTCGTATACTTCGGAAGCAGTGAGCTGCCCTCCCGTACAAAAGCTAGGGACTATTAACGCTATCAATAATAGCTTCAGTCGTATCCTGGTATTTCTGTACACCTAAAATGTAAGTGGATAACTCATCCAACTCCTCGTCCTTTAAACAATGTTGCCCAGTATCTTTAAAATAAAGCTTTGGCTCGACAGGGCGAATCGGGTACGCCAGGTTCAAACTATCTGGCATAGTCGAGCAGGCGTTAATTCCGACGGTTAAAAAAATCGCGAGGATTACCCTTACCCTTCTTTGCCAATTTTTTTCTATACTCTTCTTCAAGCTTTGCTTTCTCACGATTGATTTTCCCGTGTACATTTAAAGCTGCTTTAAGGCTAGAAGATTTCTGCAACTTCTTGCCAATCCTAATAAAGTAAAATACTGCTCCCAACCCTGCTGCTATCGTTATTAGTAGCGTTGTCATAGTGTTCTACAAATGCCTTGGCAAATTTATAAACGTCCTGTTCCGAAAACTTGTTTTTAGCAAGATTAAATATCAAGCAGACTACTTGGCAGTTCTTTTGCGTATACCCTTTGCCGGAATTAATCCTATCCACGCTTGGCTGAAAAGGGCTTCTCCCGCCTTTCTTCGTTACAAACGCCAAACCTGTTTTCTGGCAAACTCCTGCGTCTACTCTCTGCCAATACCATTTATCTGTAAGGTCAAACTTCCAACCTTTTCTAATAGCCCTCGCGGCAATCATCCTTAGAGGGTTTTCCTGTCGCCATTGCCTACAACGCGCTTTCTGTCGAGCAGGATTCTTAGCGCGCCACTTCTTAGCGCGCGCTCTACTCTTAGCTGTTTTTTCTGCGTCAGACTGAACCAAACCTACTTTTTCGTTGGTTGCTCTGGATCGTCTGAGTTTCTGTTCTTACCGACATTCAAAGAAGCCCAGTTCAATACGCGCATTACCGTGTCGTAAACTTCGTTACCTTTAACCGACGGCATAATCGCAGTCACCATGTTGGCAAGCGCAATCATAAAAGCTACGCAAGTCACTGCCATGTTGTCGTCCAGCAAACCTGTAAGCATCTCCATTTCATTTCCTCAATTTAATTATTTTCTTAATGCAGCCCAGGGGAATCTGCATTCTCCCTGTGATACTTTTATTAGCTTTATCGCGAGTCTCTATATTGCTAAACATCCACAAATTATGATCTGTCTCGCCAAGGTAATAGCCAATCGTGCTTACCGGCATGTCCTTGGTATCCTTCAACGCATCCTTCAAATCTGTCCAGCTCTCATCCCCCAAGTCAGCAGCATCTCGCCACTCGACTACAATAGGGTCTTCAACTTTTAGCTTTGGCAGCCTCATTAATACCCAGTAGGTTTAGGCTTCTTAACTGGCTTTGGCTTAGTAGACTTCTTTGGTTTTTTCATAATTAGTACACCCATAAACACGGCGATGCTTTCTTGTTATCTGAAATATCCACGTGAAGAAATTCCTTATGAATACCCATTCTTTGGAATTGCGTCCTTAAAAAACCTACCAACTCATCTCTGTCTCTTGAGCTAGTGCAGCCTATGTCAGCCGCTTCGCCTATGAGATGCGAGCTAGAATCGCTGGAACCAGCGTTGCCATTTGACTTTTTGCATCGATGACCTGAGTTGATACGCATAGGCTTGCCGTACATTTCCCTTACGATCTGCAAGCGGTCTACCAGCTCATCCTTAATATCGTTAGCGTTGCAGCCGCAGTTGCATGCAAACTCTTCTCGGCTAAAGTTATTCCAGGTCATTCGTCCTCTTCAAAAAACGCTTCGCAATCAAATAAAAAATTCGCCAGCTCTTCTTCTGGGTCAATCAGGCGAATGACTACGTCCATCCCCCAGCCTTCCCAAATTCCCCACTCGATATTCTTGTCTGTGAACACGTTTCCTCCACTCGACGTAACTCATTGAGCAAAGCCACTCGCCAGCATCTTCATACCGAAACCATATGCCTGGGCATTTAGTGCAACCCATTGCCAAAAACGTGCTATCAAATATCTGCTCTTCCCAAAACTCTAAGCTGCCGCCGCATCTCTCCCAGGGACACCGCGGTATATCCGCACCGCAGGCGGGAACTTCACCGTGCCTACGGTGCAGTTGCGCTGCTTTTAGCCTCGATTCCATCGACAATTTGCGCCAACGTGTGATCGTAAGGAGTCCGTTTAATTTCTGGGCCGTAGTAATAAGAATTCATAGCTTCTTCAAAGATAGGGAAGGAGCTAGGTATGCCAACGCCGTTGAGAGGATCAGACTTCAAATACTCGTTCGCGTCGTGAACAACTTCTGGGCGCGGTTGAGCCACATCTCTGACAAGTCTGAGTATTCGTTTCAAAACAAATTACGGTATACCTCAAGAATAGTTATTACTCCTTACTTTGAGTATACTCAGGCGTGGTTATGCGGGCAACGTACTATAAACAAAGAGGTAAAAATACTCTTGAAAAAATAGTGAAAATATGATATAATCTTGTTGTTGAACAAACTACAGGATATTATATTATATATTACTTAGTATTCTTCTTACGACTTACCGAACACATGTTTTCTTTTTTCACAGAAAAAAGCAATCAGTGTTCTCCTGCTTTAGCAGGAGGGAGGCTTTAGCCGACTTGGTTTTAAGGTTTTGGTTTTCAACTTAATTTTTGGTTTTGTCCTAACGATTATATAAATATCTGGCCAGGAGTCTGTTCTTCTTCAAGAACTAGCCCTTCGGGGTTATCGCTCTGCGAGGCTAAAAACATTCGCCATATTAATCTATATAACTAACAAGTCTTATAAGTACTTATAAATACTCATTAAACCCCTCCTTGGCAAATCCCTTATATATATACTAGATAGGAAGCATGTCCTCTGAAGCAATCCCTAGACAATGCAGCGCCGATATTCTCCTCCATATACCTGTCGATAAGCCAACTCTCTTAAATCAATGCGGGACTTTCAGTATCGTGTATCCTCCTACGGTCAAGTTAGAAGAGGATCAAGGGCAGGATACGCAGGACGAGCTGGAGAACGAGTCGCGTTGAAATACTTACGAGTGAATGGTAGGATTACAGCGTGGCATTATTAAACGTCCGACGGAAATGAAAAATGGGAATTTTACGTGTGCGAGTTCTATTACGAGAGACGGCCCGGATTTTGGGGTGTGGGTTGATGACTTTTTTTCATTTTACCGTGGCGAAAATAGCCAAGCTCATAATGTTTAATCGTATGCTTGGACTCGCAAGCACCCGTATTCATTGGACTTGCTACCCACGCCACTTCTTTTGTGAGGGAATTGTGCGGGAATGACTAAAAAAAGTACTAAGACAGTTCATTATGGCAATCCAAATCCGATGCAATTACCACGAGGAGCGGATGGTAGATTTCAGCCAATCAAGCCTAGTCTAACGAAGAAACACACCTATTCCAATAAGAAGCGCCGCTCCGTTTCCATATCCTTGACAGCTCCCCAGCATCAAATGTTAGAGAAAATATCCACGGCTATCGGCGTATCAATGCGCGGATTTGTCTGCGCGTCTACTTTGATGCACCTTAATAAAGTAGCTCAAGAATTGGCTCGGCAATCTGGCGAAATCATAGAATAGCCCTAATTTCCCCATTTCCAGGCAATCCCGCGAAAATCTCGCCTTCTCATTTCCCGTATAATCCATTATTCCTTATTGGCGCATATCTGGGCATCCCCCCGCAATCCGCAATCTAGCAATTTTCAGCATTCCCGCGCAATTGTCGCGATATATCCCTAAGTAATTTATTTTCACTATTCCTTATATTTTTTATTAAATACTATTGACAAATGAATTGAGAAGTGTATATTACCTTTATTAATGTCGGACAATAAATAACTAGGAGGTTTAACAATGACAAGGCAGGCAAAGATTGAGAAAGTTTTAAGGTCTATAGTTACGGATGTTGACGAAATGAAAGTTGGAAATGATAGCTATGGCACGTTTGATTGTACTTTCGATGGCGAAATTCAATGGGTAAATCTGTCAATGCTAATTAATGAGGCGAAGTTAATATTATCAGAGGACTGCGAACAATAGGAGGGTTACTCAATGAGCAAAGCGCAAATAGAAAGGATAGGCATTGACTTAGAATTTATTATGAACTTTGCCTATCAAGAAAACGTGCCGCGAGACGTTGCCGAAAATATTCGCCTATCAGTTAACGATATTTTGGCGACACTTCACATGGCGCGTTTCTCTGACATTACAATTAAAAAAACCCGCCACTCTATCGCGAAATAGAGCGCGGGATAAATCCACATAAGGGATTTTAGCTAACTTTGAGCGGCTAGCTAATTTCCCTTTTAACATAAGGGGAATGAATATGCATTCTTTATTAAGTAAGACTATTAAGACCGCTAAAACTGAGTCGAAGTATCCAGACTGGGAAAACGCTTTGACTTACCTTTTGCCAAATAAAGTTTTATGCCCGTTTTCAGATACTTGTTTCAAAACTTGCCTTAAATCGTCTGGACGTTTGCCAATGGCAAAAAAGCAAATGATTGATAGGACTAAGCTTTTATTTCAAGATCCTGAAAATTATTTGGATCGCTTAAAAACTGAGTTATTCAAGGCTAAGAAGTCAGCGAATAGAAAAGGCAAGCAATTCGCCTATAGAAATAATGGAACGTCCGATAGATTCGAAGAGTTAAAAATTCTATTAGATATGCCAGAACAACCTTTTAATCAGGCTTATGATTATACAAAGGATTTTTTACGCGTCTTAAATTATCAAGGTTATAAAGGTTATCACCTTACATTTTCCTTTGATGGCTTAAAT